GATCGCCTTGTACGCCTTGTACGCCTTGAATACCAGTGGCACCTGTGTCGCCTGCTGTGCCCTGAATGCCTTGTGGCCCTGTTGCTCCTGCTGGCCCAGTGGCACCAGTGGGTCCTGTTACGCCCTGAATGCCCGATGCACCAGTGGCTCCTGCAGGTCCAACTGAACCTGTTATACCCTGTGGACCTTGTGGCACTGTTGCACCAATGGCACCTTGCACAATGGTTGAATTTGTTTCAACTGTGACATTACCAGCACCACCTTCGTAGTCTTCGATTATAATAGTTTGTGTCATAATGATATTCCTGTGTAGTTTACTTCTAGTGTTGGGTCGCCCAATTCAACATCTGGTTCCCATGCCTGTATAAATGCCCAGCGATGGCTGTAGATTTGAATAGGTGTACCTGCTGTGTTCCATGTAAAGCTGAACACCACAATGGGCACATTCTTTCTGGCATCTGGGATTATGGGACCGTCATACATCTGTGTTGGGAAAGTGACAAGTACAGTGCCTTCAGCTGGGTTTATGACTTCAGGTTCTAGTCCTGAGCCAGGGGCTATGTCCACTTTGGGGAAATAACCTATCACTCGTGAATTGCTGAAATTGGGTGCACCGGTGTATCGATTAAACTGCACAGTATCCACCACAATGGTTTGATAATCTGCTGAATAATTCCAACCGGAAGTGTCTTGTTTAAAATTGTAAACTACACTGCGTTGATTGCTGGGGAAGCTCTGTTCAATAACCAATTGATCAGGTCCGCCAATGTACTGGCTAAATGTTAGCACTCCGGCCATGGCCGTTCTCCTTTGGGAAATACTGCTGACACTGAGGCGCCGACAGTATTCTTATTTACCTTAATTGGGCTTTTCAGGCCACTCCACTTCAGAATAATCTTTCAAGAGTTCAGGCAAGTTGTCAGTGATCTGTCTCAATCGAGCACGATACAGACTCCAGGTGTGTTTTTGTACAGGGCTCAAGGCTGAGTCTGTGACCTGTGTCCAATCTGTTTGATTCAACAGTTGATTGCGCCTTTGACGAACCTGCAACAACACACGATCATGCTGTATTTGATCTGCAGTGGGTTTTGGCACCAAGCGATCGTTTTGTATACAGTACAGTTGATGATAATAAGCCAGATCCACAGGTGATTCTACTGCCACCTTTAGACAGCCTTCTGGTACCACAATACCGGGTTGATGACTCCAACACACAATGTCACCGTTGCCGGATCTATAAACTACATGATATTTCATAATATTTGCCTTTGATAATCTGAAGATTCAACAGTACCAATAGATTGTGTAACATAATATTGAGCAACACACTCAATGGCACCATCATGACTAGCTGTCAAATCTAGTGTGAGATTTCCTAAACTGGAATCTATATTGGGAAAACTGGCCTGGAATGAGGCTCTAATGATACTAAAAATAGGAGTATTATCCCAGGTATAGCCTCCTACTGTAATAGGAGATTGACCTGGGACAAGTAGAGTTACTACTATTGATGCATTACCCAGGGTTTCATCACTACTAAAAGGTCCATTAAAATAAGCATCAACAAGTATGTTAAGTGTACCACGACCCGGTGCAGGCCCTATGTCATAGCCCACACTTAATGGGCCACCTCCTGGCACTAGCCCCACACTTGCATAGAGCTGATCAACAAACATCAATGACTTGGGGGCAGGTCGTGCTTGAATATCAATGTAAGGAACAGCTCCTTCCAATGTACTAGTGACCACAACACTACCAGGATTATACAACACATTGGCAGGTATTTGTCCAGGTATAACAACTGTGTTGTATTGTGTGATTGTGTTACCGAAATCAATACTGCTGGAAACTATATTACCGTCTGAGCCTGTTTGTATCTGACTAAAACTGTTGCTGACCAATGTGGCCTGGTTGTTGACTGAATCTACAACATAATCCATGCCCACTGTGGCAAACACCTGATCTGGGAAAGTACTGCTGAGTGTGTTGCCTGCTGACACATAACTGTTGCCATCAAAATTGAAAAACTTAAATTCATTGAAGCCTGTGCCTGTTCCAGCTGCATTGAAAGTCACTGTGTTGTTTGAGGCATCGGCTTCAAGTGTAATGTTATTACCTGCAATAAATTCCACTGTGGGGTTGGTGTTGCCACTAATATCAATATTGCCCACTTGTATCACTGAGATGGCAGGATTGGCATTGGCATCTGCATTGAAAGTCACTGTGTTGTCTAAGGGATTGGCTTCCAGTGTCATGTTGTTGCCAGCAATGAATCCCACTGTGGTGTTGACTATGGCCTGCACAGGAATATTGCCCACTTGGATCACTGAGATGGCAGGATTGGCATTGGCTATGTTGCCAGTGAATTCTTCATCATCTGACAACAGGGTTGATATGCTTTCGTACAGGTTGCCTGACTCTGTGCCGGGCTCTGTGTTGCCTGCAAACAAGCCATCTACACCTTTCAACAGTTCAATCAAGCCCAAGGCAGTGGCCAAGCCACCCAGGCCATCATCCACTTGAGTCAATGGATCAACAGCATTGGTCACTTGCACAGGTGTATAAGTGACCACAGTGGTGTTGCTGTACACACTGCTGGTGGTACTGTTGAGTGCTCTGACTCTGACACCAATCTCACCTGCTGTGATGTTGCTGACATCCAGGGTCACTGTGTCACCTGTGGTATAAACTCCACCTGCAGGGGGTCTTTCAGTGCCTTGTAGATAAAAAGCACTGCCATTGAAGCTGATCCAAAACTCCATGCCTGCCACTAGACCAGCTGGTACCACAGCACTCAATTCCAATCTGGGTCTTGAATCTCTGTCAACCACTGTGATACCAGGTCCTGCTGGTTGTGCAATGCCACCAATGGTGATGATGTCATTCTGGCGTGATCGATCTAGTCTGACTAGATCATTGTTGTAGACAGCCGCTGAATATTCCACAGCAGTGATTGACAATTCAATTTCACCACCTTCCAGGTCATCTTCTGCAATCTGTATCACACGAAACAACTTGTTGTTCCAGTCGAGAGCACTGTTGGTAATGTCGATAATGTCACCTGCTGACAAACCAATACTGGAATAGTCAGTCACAAACTTCACTATCTTGTTGACTCGACTTTGTTTTAGTTCTCTGGCACCTATGTTGAGTGCTTGAACAGGATCTGTCACAAGACCCAGTCTCATTTCCAAGGTGTTGTCTTGTTCACGAGGGTTTCTTTGCCAATCCGGAATCACTGCTTCCACAAAGTCAATTTGATCATTGAGATCTCGTCTGGCATAAGTGACCTTGACACGATTGTAGTAGTCAGTGAGACTGGTACTGCTGACATCCAAGGCACCTATTATGTTGAAGTCATCAAAACTCTTGATACTGATGCCGGCTCGATTGATGATCACACTCCAACGACCCAGATTGGCATCGTAAGTGATCCAACAACCTGCTGCCAAGGCAAACTGTTCTAGATTTTCAAAAACACCTTGGCTGGTGTCAATGATGCCGTTGATTCGATACTGTTGATTTAGTGTACTCATATCAATTGTCCCTTAATACAACAACACGACTGAACTCTTGTGCATTTTCACTTCTCACAACCTGAGCAAAGCCCGTGCTGACCACGGTAGAAGTTGTAAGGTTTCTGAGTTCGTAACTGTATGTCATGGTTCCGGTTACTCCCAAGTTAATCCAGTGTATTTGATCGTTGATCACATCAGCTATGTCTGATATTATTATTTCACTGACATTACTCCATGTGCCACCTGTGCGTTTACGAAATAGACCAGCTGATCCTGCCTGCACAGTCAAGGTCAATCTCAAAGCACTAATATTCAAAATGCCTGCTGTGTTGACTAAGACTCGATGGGGTGTACCAATGGGATAGCCACTGACTTCTGAAAAGGCAATGGTATCACGACTGGCCAATGCTGAATTGTAACCAATGAATTGCGGCAAGTCGGGCAGTATAAGGGTACCTGCTATGCGTAAGCCTGATTCGTCGTCCCGAGGCCAAAACTTCTGTTGTCCATTTCGAATACCCAGTGTTGAGTTGACCTGATCAAATATTACAATACTGGAATCGTTGTAATTGTTGATGGTGATCTGACTCAATGCTGTCTTGATCTCTGCACCTGTACCAACCAAGGTAAACCCTTTGCTACTGGTAACTCCCAGGTAGGTAAAACTTATAGCTGTGCCATTGTATTGGGGACCGATTGTACATTCCAGTTGGTGTGCAGGATTGCCTGTGTAGAAGTATTCTGGAAACTGTGGAGACTTAAGGATTGTGTCCTGGAAATAAAAATCACTGTCTCCTACAGCTGCACTAACTCGTATGCCCACTGCATTGGCCTGTACCACAGAGTCTGTGGTTTGTACTTGAGTGTAGGTCAACAATAATTCGCTGGAAATGGGTTGTATAAGTTGCAACAAAATAGTGTCACCACTTAAAATTGCATTCAGCTGACTCCGAGTTCCTGCCAACACCAATTGACTTGATGCTGATCCCAAATAACTGATCAACATACGACTGGGTTCTGTGCTGATCAGTGTGATTTGATATTGTTTCCCTACAGCTGCATCTAGTATTTGGATGCCTGTGACAGGTGTGGTATAACCCTGTACACCGTACAATTCAGCAGGTACTTGGTACTCGTTGCTGGGTGTCATTGTAACTGACACTGTGTAGTTGGAGGACACAAAGCTGACACTATCTGCCATTCCCACAGTGAGACTGTAATTGGCAACAGCATCTCCCACTGTGACACAGTAGAGGTTTTCAAATACATCTGTGTATCTTTCAAGATCTCTTATGCCATACACTTGCCATTGTGTGGAAGAATTTTGTACTACTCCAATACTGGGATTGGATCCTGTGTAACGCACAGTGCTGACTATGGCTGCACTACTGGATGTTATGGTGATCACCAGGTCTGTATAGGCATTGTCATAAATGTCCAGGACCACTCTGGCAGGAATCAACACAGGAACATCTTCTTCTTGTGATATGGTCACTGATCCCAATCCTGTTGCTGATATTTGGTACAAGGCAGGATCACTGTATACTATACTGGTATTGCCCCACAAATTCAGTTGTTGTAAACTATTCATCGAAAATATTCTCCAGATCTATGTTGGCACCGTAGCGTGGATTGGTCATGTAGTCCAACATGCAGTCACCTGGCAAGGTCATACTGTTAGTTATGTCAAAACTAAAATTGCCAATTTGTGTTAGACCTTTGTCAATGCTGTAGTCCACTTGAACTACCACAAACACCAGGTCATTCATGGCATGATCTGTTGTCCACCCAGGTACCACTGAGCTGGCCACAGGCAAGCTGCCATTGGTATAGCCTTGAGGAGCCACTGGTGAGTTGCTGTTGCCACGATAACACCAAACACGAATCAAGCCTGCCAGGCTGTCATTTCTGGTGCCTTCACGATCCAGGCTATGACTCACTTGCACACCTGCTGAAGCACCTGAAGTTTCAAACACCAGGCGTTCATCATTGTAGTAGATATCATTGAAAGTGAACACACTGGCAGTGCCATCACTGAGTTTGTTTCCTGTGTGTTCACTCAAGGTGTACACAAAGGTCATTCTGGTATTGAAATTGCTCATGACAGCTTCAGTGATGATACCTGACAACTGCACCTGACCATATACCACAGGTACCTTGTTGTTTTGATCTGCTGTGACCTGTTGACGATTCACAATGGCAGTTTCTTGTCTCTGCACAGTGGTGTCGGTGTTGACCTGACCACGACGAGCCACATCATTGACCTTGTTGATGCTGTTGCTGACTTGATACAACGCAAAGCCTGTGACTGCTGTTTTCAACAGGGTTGATCCCAGGCTATTGCCCGAAAAGAAACTGCTGACTCCTTTTGCTACATCTGTTAATCCTGACCAGAAACTCATTATGGTGCTCCAAAATTATAGTTGGCCCCAGCAATATTGGGCACACGATCAAAACTGGCATCACTGGGATACAGATCTCTCTGACTCCAAGGATTGGTTGAACGACCTGCCACACGATTCAACAACTGAGTCACTTGACTGGCACAGTTCAATATGATGGTCATGGTTGATGTTTTACCAGCTGCATCATAATCTTCTGAGATACCAAAACTGTTGATGATGCCTCTGAAACGACCAGAAGGATTGTTTGCAATTGGCAACAAATTGCCAGTCACAGGATCAAATGCACCTCTTTGTACCTGTATCAAACCTCCTCGTGATTCTTGTGTCAAGAAGTCTGCAATGTTTTGTTCAGGTATGCCTGATATGCCTATGGTCAATTCTTGTGCTGTCACACGCAGATCACTGGAGGTGGCAGTGATGCTGAGAAAACTTCCCAAGCCCACATAGTCTACTGAATCAATGGTCAAGGTACGATGATAGTCACTGAATGTTATGATTTGATCCGCACCCAAGGGATCAGTCAAGGTCAATTTGACAAACAGATTGGTTTGTAATGATCGGTATGTGCTGAGATCCATTATAGGTAATCCTCAATCAACACAAAGTCGCCAGACCATGAAACTTGATCTCTGGCAAACAAGGTCCACAAGGGTTGTTGTACACAACGCACTTGCCAGGTCACTGCTGATCCTGTCAAGACCGCTACATTTGTGGCAGCAGGTTGTTGCAGGGGTCTGTGCAGACTCACTGTGTTGGTTCCTGCTGGTACATCTGCTGTAACTCTATACACAGCACCCACAGTACCCAATTGAATGATGTCACCGGCACGAAAGTTGTAGCCTGACACAGCTTGACCAGATGTCAAGGTAATGGTGTTGCCGGTGGCAGGTACAGTGGCCCTTAGGTTGGCAGGTGTCACAGCCGAACCCATGTAAGGTGTAATCCATTCTTGACCTGAACCAGAAAACTTTATTGGGGCACTGGTGGTACGGCCCAGGGCTTCTATGCCAGCAATACGACTTCTGATCTGACTCCATCTGGGTCCATCAGGCAAACGCACACTGAATTGCCATACAGCACCTCCACGACTCACACTGCGAATCACTCCGCCTCTGCTTTGTGAAGTGGCCACTACAGGTCTTGAATCTATTGAAATACTTTCTGCGTTGTCTATTAGCCATTGAAAGCTCATTGTTTATCTCCGACGAACAGGCGCACGACTACGCCCTTGTTCTGTTAAGGCATAAATCAATCCAGGATCTCTAGCCAACAAGGTCTGAAAGCTGACAGCATCCACTGCATTGATATTGTAGGTCACTGATTGACCTGACATGGGTGTGACTGTGGCAGGACCTGAAACCAATTCTGGACCTGATTCTCCAACAACACCATAACGACCAGCGGGTATGGTACCACCTGTGGCAAAGAAGCCAGCAAACAGATTGCCCACTGTGCTGATGATTTGACCAATTCCGCCACCACCACTACTGGTTTGTGGTGACTGACGACCCTGTGATTGTGTGTTGGTACTGCCCATGCCAATGCTGCCAAATGTGCTGGATATCAATTGACGAATGTTGTTGCGCAACAATTCTTCCAAGATTGTGGCCACAAAACCACGCCACTCAAACTTGCCGGTCTTGGCAAAAGTCACAATGGCATCTTCCATGCCTTGTGTGGTTTCCCTGAATATTCTTTCTGCCTGTGTACTGGCATTGGTGGCAGCATCACTGTATTCCGTGAATGCACGACTCCAACCTGATGCGAATGTTCTTTGTTCTTCATATATGCGTTGTGCAGCACCTGAACGACTTTGGATGGCATCCTGACTCAACTGGTTGATTTCTTCCATACTGCGTTTTAGACCAGCAGGATCCAAGTCACCAAACTGATCTGCTATTCGCCGACGAGCAGCTGCAGCCACACGATTTTCATCTATCTCAATCTGTTTCAACTGCCGACCAATTTCATTCAGGCCTGACATTTCTGCAGAAGAATACATTTCATCTATTTTTTCTGCATTGTCCAAGCGCATGTCAGCAATGGTTTTTTCTGCTGATTCTCTGGCCCAAGTCAAATTGGCCAAGTCTCTTTCTGCTGATCGTTGTGCATCTGCAATCTGTAATTGGCGCTCTCTTTGTTGAGTCAGGCCTTCCAGTGCTGTGCGGTGCAGTTCATATTCACTCAACACACCACCCAGGGCCTTTTCCAATTCACGAATCTTTTCAGGTGCTTGAGTATCTGCAGGATTGGCCTGTAGTTCACTTATTCTCTTTTGAATGGCTTCTTTCTGTGCCATGAAGTCAGCTTCGAATGCCATGAATGTCTGGCTCTTTCTACGCTCACCATCTGTCATGGTTATTCTGGTATTTTCTATTCTGAAGTTTTCTAAGAATGCAGCTGCTTGTTCTCTGTACTGTCCTGTTATTTCTTGATTGAGTGACACAGTACGAGCCAGGGCACCATTGGTTCCATTTATGCTGACAGTGATGCCTTCTTGCGAATCAGCCACTGCGGCCAACATTTCTTTGATGTCTTCGTGCAGGCCCAATCGAACCTGATTGTTGGCACTTTCTGCACGCAACCGGTCAGTGTCTGCTCCTACCAAGCCCAAGATCCCAATTCGAATATCTTCAAGACTGGGCAACATTTCTTTCAAACTGTCAATGCTGTCACTGACCCACTGCTTGATGTCAATGTCCAGGACCAGTCTCAGCCCTGCGGCCAACAACTCCCAGGCAATGCATATCTTGCCC